CTGAACCAAATTCCGCCTCGACCCCGTCGCTGAACACACCGCGCAGAACGCCGTCGGCGACCCACGCCCGGGCGATCCAGCGCCCGTCCCGGCCGTCCCGGCCAGCATCGCCGCGCGGCCCCGGCGGTCCGGCAACGCCCGGCGCGCCGTCGCGGCCAGCGGCCCCGTCAACGCCATCGCGGCCAGCGGCCCCGTCAACGCCATCGCGGCCAGCATCGCCCCGCGGCCCCTGCGGTCCGGCATCACCCGGTGCGCCGTCACGGCCAGCATCGCCCCGCGGACCAGGCGTCCTGACCAGACCATCCAGCACGCCCTGCAGAGCGTCGATCCGGCCGAACACGGAGCGCAGCAGGCGGGCAATCACCGCGAGCGGCGTGTCGCCGCCGGAGCCCGCGAGCGCCATGATTCGCGGTTCAGGAGGCATATTCGAATTCCATTGCGAGCAGTTGCGCCAGCACCGCCTGATCACGAGCCGTCGCCGAAGCCGCCGGTTCGGTCGGCGTCTCGTCCGGATCCGGCGCTTCAGTCTCCGGCGCTTCCGTCTCCGTCGCGGGCGGTACCGGCAACGCCGGTGACGCCGGCGGTTCCGGTGTCTCGCCGATCTTCTCCAGCGTGGTGTACTGCGACTGCATCACCAGCTTGTCGCCGCCCTCTGACGCCGGGATTCGGTTCATGTCTTCCAGATCGCGCAGTTCATTGGCGCTGACGACGCCCTGCTGGCGCAAGGTCTGGTAGAACGCGGCCCGCGTCGCGGCATCGGCCCGCATCAGAGCGTTCATATTCATCTTGGTGAAGTAGCCGGGCCGGTTCTGACCAAACAGTTTGTAGTTCGCCTCGTCCTCAAACCGCCGCACCCACGGCGAGACGCTGTCCACAACAACCTCGACGACCTGACTCTCCACGTTGTTGTTGGTCGAGCGGGACATCTCGCCGACCTTGTGCGGAGGCACGCCGAACCAACGGCAGATCTCCGAAACCAGATAAATATTCGTACCCAGGAACTGCGCTTTTTCCGGCTCCATCCCAATCGGTTTGAACTCCATCCCGGCGTCGAGATACATGACCTTCTCGCCGCGGACGCCGCGGTACATCCGGTTGAACGAGGCCTTCAGACGCTTCAGGCCGTCTTCGGACAGCGGCCTCGCCTGCTGCACCACGCCCGACACGTTCAGGCCGTTGCCGAAGAACCCCGCGCCGAACAGTTGCGCCGCCCGCGCCCAGCCAATCGATTCAGCAGCATAGTCGACGACGTTGACCCCGACCGGGCCTTCGCCGAAACCGCGCACATGGAACATGTCCATCAGCTTCAGATCGACACTCGGCAGCGTGCCATTGTGCACGCGGTAGAACATCCGGTCCTGTTCGTCGCGCAGCACCTGCACCCGGGACGGATGGAGAGGCCACAGTGCGACCGGGCGCCCAAGAGGGTCGCGCTCGATCTCGGCATAGCCGTTGCCCCAGCGCAGCGCCCAGTGGGTCAGGCTCTCGCGGAACTGGAACGACGACCATTCCGGGTTGACCCGGGTGTAAAGCAATGAGTCAAGCGGGTGCGAGCTGGCGCGTTCATTGCCCAGTTCGCCCTGCCGCATCACGTGCCACGGTAGCACCGCGACGGTCTGCGACAGATAGCGCAGGCAGGCCCACACGGTCGGGACCGTGACGCAGTTGTCAGCGGTAACGACGATCCCGGCCAGCGTGCGCGCCGTAACCGGGATCCGCCGCTCGGCCGGGTACCGAGGATCCTCCGTCTGACGCGCCGCAAAAATACCCCTGAGGCGAGATAGAACCGACATCAGTACCCGTCCTCCTCATCCGCAGCGTCAAGCGCGTCCTCAAACCGCTGTTTCGCCTCCGCGAAAGACGGGTGCGACGGATCGGCAAGGATCGCGCGGTCGGTTTCGTGACTCGACGCACCAGGCGCAGGCTTTCGCACTGAATCCACCCCCATCAACAACCCCTCGTCGCTGATCGTGTCGTAGATCGAGGGTCCGCCGCGCGGATCCGGGCTGGTCGTCATGATGTCGACCGCGTCGAACATCGCCATCGCCGGATCGATCTTCGCATCGCCGGCGTTCTGCTTGGTCGCGCGGATCGCCGTCGCGGTCGGCTCGATCTTCAGGTTGCCGACGCACCAGGCCATCAGCGCGCTGCCGCCGTGGCGCAGCATGCCGCTGGCCAGCCGGCGCTCCGTCGTCTTGATCGCGTTCATCATGCGGTAGCCCTGGCCGACGCCGACAAGCAGCTTGTTCTCCTGCGTCACGTCGATCTCGGCCATCGCGTCGACGAACTCGCCCAGGCCAGCCGGATCGACCGCGACCGAACCCAGCACGCCGGCATCACGGACCTCGGCCACGATCGCCACGATGGCGGAGACATCGCCCAGTTCGTCCTCCACGATGGTCAGATCGCCGGCCGCCTGGAATTCCAGCAACCGCGAGGCAATCGACTTGCGCCGTTCCAGCACCCCGCGATGGCACCAGGCGTGCGACCACAGCAGCCATTCCTTGGTCTCACGGTCGCGGCCCAGCACCGCCACGCCGAACAGATCGTCCAGTCCGCCGCCGTCGATCCCGATCACCACCACCTCGGACCGCGCCAGCACGACCGCCCGAGACAGCCCCGGATCGCCGCGGCGTTCCCAGAACTCGGCGCCGGCCCAGCGATCAGACATCAGCGACAGGCCGACCTCGACGTTGAAGTGCTGCGAGGCGATCAGTGCGAGGGCGTGGCTGCCCTGGCCCTCCGCCTTCATCACCTCGCGTGTCAGGAACTGCTCGTCAACCGAACGGCCCATGTTCGGATTGACCAGCGGCCAGTAGGCGGGATTCTTCCAGCCGCCGTCTTTCGCCAGACGGTTCGGCAGTTCGTAGATGATCGCCAGCAGCGGCAGCGCGATGCGGCCGTCGCGCACGTCGCGCGCCATCTGCAGTTCGGCTTTGAACACGCCGGTCGGCGGTTCCTTCGACTGCGTGGTGGTCTGAAACAGAAACCCATCCGGCCGCGCCGCCAGAGCGCCGCGCAGTTCGACGAACACCTCAGCGGCCCGCGGCCGCTTTGCAAAGACGTGCGTCTCGTCGATCATCGTCCCGAGGGCCTTGGACCCGGTGATGACGTCGGTGTCGGCGGCCTTGATCTGCAGGGTGGCACCGGTGCGGCGGTGGCTGATCAGCCGGATGTGGCGCTGGATGTGGAACAGCTTCTCCAGTTCGGGGTCGATCTTGATGGTGCCCGAGGCCTGCTTGAACGCGATGTCGGCGATTTCCTTGGTCGGCGCGACCAGCAGGAATTCCGCCTCCGGGCGCCGATTGACGATCAGGGCCACCACCATGACCGCGCCGCCGTTGGAGCTTTTGGCGTTCTTCTTCGGGATGACCAGAAAGTACTCCTGGATCATCCGTCGGTGCGCCAAGGGGTCATACGATCCGAACAGCACCGCCACGATCGCCCGGAACCATTCGCCCGAGGCTTCGGCCATCGCCGGCGTGCCGATTACGTCCGGCAGCCGCAGCCGGTTGAAGATCCGCAGCGCGCGGTCAGCTTCTCTGCGGAAGATCGGCAGCTCCGGCACCAGCGGGAGCCCGTGCAGCAGCCGATGCTCCCAGTCCGGGCACGCGGTCGACCAGCTCATCAGTTCAACAGGGCGTCAGGTCCGGCCAGATCGTCACCCCATTCTGTGCCGTCGCCGGCGGTCCGCGCCGCCTCCTCCGCCTTGACCCGCTTTCCAGGCATGACCTCGGCCAGGGTCTTGGCGGCCAGCGCCAGGTTCTTCAGCACTGTGGCGCGCGTGGGAAGTCCGACCACTTGCAGCATCGCTTGGCGCCTGCGTCCGTCCGGGTCGCCGGCGGTCTCTGCAATGATCAGAGCTTCGATCTCACCGCGGTATGCAGTCGTGGCGTGCAACTCGTCGAGCAGACGAGCGGCCAGGTCGCGTCCCATGTCGATGATCGCCTTCGGGTCCGTCGCCGCGGCGAGCGTTGGCGACACTCTCACTTCGGGTGCTCCCAGCTTTGCGGTGTCGATCGCAGGGGCAGTTTTCGCCCGCGATAGAGGCCTGGGCTGCTGCGGCTCCGATTGAACCGGCCGCGTCCAGCTCTCCGACCTGGCGCGCTTCTGGATTGCGGTGTGGGACAGACAATATTGCCGCGCGAGAGCGCGGCCCGAGACCTCTCCTCGCTCATAGAGGACCTGGATCATCGACCAGTCCGGCTTCACCGCGGGCTTGGTTGCCAGCTTCTCAGTTGCCAAGTTGGTTGCCACCCTAAAATTGCAGGGAGAAAAATTCTGCGCGTGACCCCAACGCGGTTGGCCGCGCGGGTCGGGCGGGGGATTTGACCCCCCCCTGGCACCTGAGGCTGGGGGTGGCGGCTCCAAACCCTGACGCGGCTCCAAACCTCG